AAAACGTCTGCGCCTTGCGTGCTGCCACAGCCAGAGCGTCCCATTCTGCGGACGGGTCAAGGCACTGGGAAAGCTGCTTGAAGATGTCGGCCACCGTAATGGGGTAGACGCACACCCGGTTTGCAGCCAGAAAAGCCCGCTTGACGGCATCGCCGTCATAATCGCCGAATTGGTATGCCCACACGTCGATGGTGGTCTCCATCTCTTCATCCGTGAGCGGCTTTGCGCCAAGCTTGTACAGGGTGTAATTCATGCGGATCAGTGCCGCTGCTTCTTCTTTGGTCATGGGATAAAACCTCTTTTCCGGTCCATGTTGTTCAGCACCCGCGCCAGCTGGTCGTCTACGGTTTCAGCCGACTGCTTTCCGCGTGGTCTGGTCTGTCGGTTCTGCTCGTTCGCTGCCACGTCTCCCGGAGTGCGCAAGCCGTCCCGCTGCCAGCCGGACAAGATCCCGTTGATGTAGTTCCAGGAGCGTTTCCCAGCCTCTGCGGCCTTGTCAATGGCCAGCAGAATCATCTCGGTGCTGTATTCTTGCCGCCATTTCTGCAGCTTGTCCAGCGCAGAGCGGGGAAAGTCTCCGATAGTCTGCTGATAATGCTGGACGATTTCGGAAAGCTCTGTGTCAACGGCGGGGGCGGCGGCATCGCAATCTATTACACTACCACTACCACTTACACTAACACTACCATTAACACTTACACTATCACTTACACTACCACTAACAGTTATGTTTGTTACATTTGTTATGTCATCGGTAACGTTGTTATCGCTTGTTACATTTGTTATGTCGTTTGCTGCGCCCCAACGCTTTGCCATGCCACGCTTTCCCGCTTCACTGCGCTTTTTCCGGGTCTCGTCCCATTTTTCAGATGCACGATTGGCAGCCCCGCGCATGAACTTCCAGTTGCCGCGCATTCCACGGTCGGTGAAATCCGGTTCCACGCCGGTTTGGACGTACCGGGCTAGCGCGCGCATCAGCTGCCCGACCTCTGCGTCAGAATATTCTTCCAGTGCGTCGAACCAGTCCAGATAAGCCACGAACGACTTTTTATCATCCTTTGCCACTCAATCACCTCCTTCCGCACGCCCGTATAGCCAGATAGCGCAGCTGCAAAATCAGAACGGCAGGTCATCGTCATCCGAAATGACGGCAAAGTCATCCGGTTCGCCCTGCGAGTACCCAGCCTGTGCGGCCTGCTGCAGCTCTGCGCGCTGTGCCTGAGTGCCAAAGCCCATCTGCTGGCCCTGCGGGGCACTGTGTGCGGCGTTTGCCTCGCGTTCATGATTCTTGGTCTGCTGGTCAAAGGACGCTGTAGCGGGCTTGTCTGCCGCCTTTGGGCCTGCAAAGCTCACCTGCGCGGCCAGAACCTCAAAGGACGTGCGGTTGTTGCCGTTCTTGTCCTGATACTGTCCCGTCTGGATGCTGCCTTCAATGGCAATCAGGCTGCCCTTCTGGAAGTACTTACAGACGAACTCGGCGGTGTTCCGCCAGGCAACGATATCAATGAAATCAGCCTGACGCTGCTCACCGGGACGCACAAAATTGCGGTCACAGGCGATGCGGAAGCGGCAGGTGTTGATGCCTGCCGGGGTGGTTCTCAGTTCCGGGTCCGCCACCAGACGGCCCATGATTGCGACGACGTTAAGCATGTTCTAATCCTTTCTCTTCTTTGGGCTGCTTTTGGGCACATGTCCAGCACAAGACACGTCCAAACTTGTTTTTGGTACTGGCGGCAATGTGCGCAACATCAAAAATTTCGCCCTTGTGGTTTACTGGCTGCAGTGGCTTGCCGCAGCCGGCGCAGATAAAGCGCTGCTCTTGTGTGGACTGCGGTTTCTGGGCAGGAACTTCACGCTTCGGGGCGGGCTGCTGCTTCGGCGGCTTCTTCCCGCCAGCGGGGTTCTGATGACCCGCTCCCTGGTATTCCGGCGTATCGGCGTCCTTGGTATCGTCGATGCAAAACAGCCCGTTCAAAGCATACTTGCGGGCGTAGCTACTGGCCGTACCGGTGATTTGAGAATCGTCCATGCCTTTCTTGGCTTCGGGCTCCCGTGCATATGCCGTACAAAAAATCTGGTTGCCAGAAAAGTCTGCAATCGTTGCAGTCGCCTTGATGTAATGCCAGTCTCCTACCATGACAGGCTCGTCCGACAGCTGCAGAAACAGGCCTGATTCTTTCAGAAGCGGCTTGAC